ATTGTATATGGAAGCTTACCAAGCTGGTTTAATAGATAGGGTAGAAGCATTGAAGAAAACAGAAATATTCGATAAACAAGGGGTATTGCAAAGAACTGACGAAGTTAGTAAATTACAAGGTATGTTACAGCAAGCACAAGAGCAGCTTAAAAAATTAGGTGGCGACTTACAAACTGCAGACAGAGAAAGTGTTGCAGCTAGAAAACGTACAGAAGTAGAAAAATTCAAAAGCCAATTGGCAGAGCAAAAATATGAGTCTCGTGCCGCTAATAAGTTGGCAACTGGTAGACTAAAAGATGCGGTTAAACTAGAGTCAGAGAAATTACGAGATAATACTCGTGGTCAAACTCAAAAAGGACAACAGAAATCGCAGGAAGGAAATACAACTAATGAATAACGCATATGAAGACGGACATCAAGAAGGTGAAACCGTTGATAATGTAGGGCAAGACGATAACGCAAATACGCAAGAGGGTTCTGGAAACTGGGAAGACCAAGCAAAATACTTCCAAAGTGAAAAGGATAAACTCGCAGCGGAAAACTCTAAACTAAAGCAATATGAAAAAATAGGGCAATTATTGGAATCACGTCCAGATATAACCCAAACTATAACTGGTATGGTACAAGGACAAGGTCAACCAACACAACCTCAACGTATTGAATTAGATAAAGATGAATTTGACCCATGGGAAGCCTATAATGACCCTCAGTCTAAATCGTACAAGTTCAGACAACAAGAATTACAGGACTCTATTAATGGAGCTGTTAACCAGCAAATGCAAGGATTACAGAGAAATCAAGGCGAAATGCAATTAAAGACCGAACTACAACAAAGAGGCTTAGGCCCAGAAGAAGTAGACTCTTTTATGAATTTTGCAGCTCAAAATCCTGCTGAGTATGGTGTTGATGGTGCTATTAAAATGTGGAGAGCTGTTGTTGAGTCTGGAGACAATCAGCAAGTAGAAAGACCACTTGATGGTGTTCGTCAAACGCAGGGTACACCTGCACAAGGTGGAGTATTGCAAGGTCAAGCACCTCAAACTCCTAAAAATGACGTAGACTCTATATGGGATGGTGTTATGCAGGCTGGTGGACGTACGAAAGTATTGTAAACATAAATGTATAAACAAGGAGAAATAAATGCCTACTTATAATGGTGGACAAGTAAAATTTGGTACTCCTGGGGGTAATACTACAGATAGTGCAAATTTAAGCACAAGAAGACTGTACGACTTTAGTGATAGAGTTGCAGAGTTAAGCCCAGAAGAATCGCCATTTTTTGTATACTTGTCAAAAGTTGGAAAAGTCCCAACATCGGATAGTCAATTCCGATTTTTAGAAGATAGAACAAAAATAGCAATGACTGATAGAAGTTTTTTGCATGCAGGAGGAGGTACTGTAAATCTTGTAGCTGAAGGCGGAACTATGGAAATGAGTTTTGACACAGTTGGAGGAGCATCAGTAGATTGGTTGGTTCCAGGAATGATGGTTGCAATTTCATTAAATGCTACAGCATCAGGTACAACACCTTCATACGGAACTGTTAGAATTAACTCAGTTACAGATGCAGGTGCAACAACAACATGTAATATTACTTCGGTATCTACTGTTGGTGGTGCTGCAATGGCTATAACTGATAATGCTCAATGTACAGTAATTGGTACTTCATTTGGTGAAGGTTCAGGCGCTCCAGACGTATGGTCAGAAGAGCTTGATAATGGATTTGGTTATACTCAAATCTTTAAAACAGCTTGTGAAATGTCTAATACTGCTAGAGCAACAGTTTATCGTGGTTACGCTGATGAATGGCAAAGAATATGGAATCTTAAATTAAGAGAACATAAAATTGACATTGAAAGAGCAATGTTGTTTGGTCAGCAAGCTTCAAGAAGCGGAGTTCAATATACTGATGGTGTTATTGGTCAAATAATAAGAAATTCTACAGTTGAAGGTGGTGGCGGACAGTTATCATATACAACTGATAAATCTTATTATAAATCAAATACAGCAGCTCAATGGACTTATGATGATTTACTTACTGACTTTGAAGTAATATTTGACCCTGCAAGAGGAGGAAGTTCTTCTAAGTTAGGGTTAGCTTCATTACCAGTAATGTCTCATTTTAATAAAATGGGAGATGGTGGTTTTATTGACAGCTCAACTCTTGACACTCAATCTCAATATATGATTGAAAGAGCGCAAGGAACATTTGGTCATAAAGTTATGAAAATAGACACTATACATGGAGATTTAACTTTGGTTAAAGAACCATTGTTTAGAGGTTTTGCAGCTGGATTTCTTGGTTTAGTTGATTTAGACCACGTTTCATATAGACCTCTAATTGGTAATGGTATGAATAGAGATACTTCTATTACAACCAATGTGCAACAAGCAGATGAAGATTTACGAAAAGATATGATTCTTACAGAAGCAGGTCTTGAAGTAACTTTACCTGAAACACATGCACTTATCAATCTGGAAGGAGTTAACTAATATGAGAAGTGATATATTAAATGCTAACAGCAATTCTTTTGGAGAGCTTGGTTTATCTGATAACGCTAAACTTGATGTTTATGTAGCTCATATTACTGTAGCTAACGGTGCAACAACAGGCAAAGAAAGTGCAATTGGTATGCCTAATAATTTTGTACCAATGGCAGTAGCAGTTACAGCTTTAAATGCTAGTACAAATACTACAAATCTAGTTGACGTTGGAGACGATGGCGACACTGATGGGTATGTGGATGGTGCAGCATTAGCTTGCGGTCAAAGCGCAGGTTTTAAAGGCTTGTTAAGATGCAATGGCGCTTTAATTAGTTCTGAAAATGCAGCGGATGAAGTAGAAATTGTTGTTTCTGCTGACCCAGGTGCTGCTACATTAGAGTTAAAGCTAGAAATCATTGGAATAGCTCAAAAATCATAACCAAATAAATAAGGTTAAATAGTTTTGTAGAACTATGGGGTAAATCATATAAAAGGTTTACCCCGAATCTACTAAGAATTTTTTAAAATAGTACGTTCATGCTCTGGCAGAGCTTTAAGTACACTCAAACAAGGAGGATAAAATGCCAACATCAAGTCTTAATAAACTTACAGTCGTAGAAGCACAAAATGCTGCTTTAGGTCAGGCTGGAGCTATAGTTGAAACTGGAACTAATGCAATTACAGGAAAAAGTATTGTAGCTATTCAATTTATAGAAGATACAGTATTTTCAGTTTTAACACCAGCAGACACTACAAATGGGTATGGTGTACCCGCAGCTAATGGAGATACATTAGCATCTGTAACATTACCAGCAGGAATGACAATATATGGTAGGTGGACTGCATTTACATTGGCATCTGGTAAAGTAATAGCTTATATAGGTTAATATGCCTTTAGGATTAGGTAGTAACTTATCAAGAGCAATTTCTAAACCTATAACACCTGGTATAGTAACAGATAACCTCGTACTAAAACATAACTATAATGCAGGCAGTGTAGTACCTTGTAGTGATGGTGCTGCATTTTTTGATGGTACTGATGATTATATAGAATGTGGAACTACAAACTTAAATCCAAATTCTATTACAGCTGCCGCATGGGTTCGACTTCCTGGAGAGGCTCCAACTGATAGTTATCTTAGAATAGTAGTAGGAGATGGTGATGAAAAGTCTTGGCATTTAAGATACGACAAATCAGGTGGTAGATTTGTTGGAAGATTTTCTGTTAATGGCTCGGATATAGAACTTTGCTCGACAGATTCAACGTATACAGACTATAGCAAATGGTATTACGTTGCTGTTAATTATAACTCTTCAAATGGAGAATGTAAAATATATGTAGACGGTGTTCATGATGGTACTGATAGTGGTGGTATTACAGGAAATCTACATGTACCAAGCACACCTGTTGTAAGAATTGGTCAAGAAACTAATGCAACTACTAATAATTGGGATGGATATATATGTAATGTAGGTATATGGTCATCAGTATTAACACAACCACAAATTAAATCTATAATGAACAAGAATTATGCTGGATTAACATCTAGCGAAAAAACAAATTTAGTATCATGGTGGAATCTTAGCGCAGATGCTAATGATTCACATGGCTCAAATAATGGGACACTTTCATAATGCCAGCTACAATACAAAATATATTAAAACCAACACGAGCTAGAGGATTAGATACTTCTGGTAACAACAATCATGCACAAATATATTCAGGTAGAGCATTAGAGTTTGATGGTGTTACTGATTATTTAGATACAGGAATGACTGAATTAACTTCAAATGGTAAATTTACTATTGCTGGATGGTTTTACATTAATAAAACTAATAGTTCTGATGCTACAATTTGGAGTATAGCTGATTGGGAAACTTCTTCTATTAGAGGTATAGTTATGAGAATTAGTAGTAGTGATTTAAAAATACAAATAGGAAAAGCTGGTAGTAGCACATATTCTGCTCAATTAATTATAGATAATAGTGATAATGACGAATTTCAAGGATTATGGAATAGTTGGCATCGTTATGTTGTTACAGTAGATAGTGACGCATCTGGAGATACTAATTCTACATATAGAACTTTAAATTGTTATGTTGATGGTGTTTTAGTTGCTAATGAAGATTTTGATAATACACCTAATCACTTTCAATCGGAAAATGGAAAAACATTTAAAATAGGTAAAGGAGATGTAAACGCAGGTACTTCTTATGCTTCTATGAAAGCATCTGATGTTCAATTTTGGGATAAAGTGTGGACACAAGATGATGTAACCTATGATTATCTTAACCCAGAACAATTAGCATTAAATAGAGGTGGTAACACTGTAACAGGTGTAGGTACACAGTTAACTGAATCTAATCTTAAACTATGGTACCCAATGAATGAAGGTCATAGAGGTGACCAATATTTTATAAGTGACGCTTCTAGTGTAGGTCTTGGTGAAAATATTGTTGATGAAGCAGTATCTACAGGAGATAGTGTATCTGGATTACAAGATTTTGGAGATACCGCCTTATCTGTAGAAGATGGAGCGATAAAAGTTCTTTACAATACTCATGCAAGTGGTATGTATTTTTATTTAAGAGATACTAATATTCTTACTAAAGACTTAGTTGTAGGCAGAACTTATAAAATAACTCTTAGAGCAAAAATGTCTGATAGTCAAGTAACTTTTAAGATACAAGGAGCAACTCCATCTTTTATAGGAGACACTCTAACATCTACAGAATATGTGGAAACTAGTTTAATTTTTAAAGCAACCTCACCAACAGGTCATTACTTTTTTACTCATTTTGATGATGCTGGAAGTCGAGTTTCAGGACAAACAGCTTTGTATATAGACTCTATGACTGTCAAGCCAATCAATGGAACAAACAACGCAACAACTGTATTTTATGGTGATGAGCAAATAACTGACGCTAAAAATAGAACTGGATTTACATCTCATGATTGGGCGGACCATAATGTAACTGGAACTACAGTTGCAGTATCAGGTGGAAAATTAGTTGTAGTTACTGATGATGGTTCTACAGACCAAGAAGGTGTAAAGTTAGCAATAAATTTAGTAGATGGAGCTAGTAGCGCTCATGCTATAGTAGCAGGCAGAACTTACCAAATGTCAGCAGACATTCAAGTTACAGCTGGTTCTACTGACAATGCAATGCAATTTACTATAGGTGGTAACAGTTCCTCAAACTTTTCAATTACAGGAAGTGAAGTTACATATACTAAAAGTATATTAACAGCTAATAATACAGGCGATGTTGTTATTAAACTTTCTTCGACAAGTGCAAAAGATACAACTACATTTACTGTTAATAATGTTACTATCAAAGAAATAGGTATAGCAACAGGATGGACAGATGCAGACCAACAGCTTGATATACCTCAAACAGCATTACAGTCTTATAATGAG